TAGGATCTAATTGAGATCCTACTGCCTCATCAAAACCGCCTTGTTTTAATTTATTTAGCAGTGTGTTTTCTAATCTGTATAACTGTTGCAATAACCCTTCTGCACCCATCGCTAGTCCTGTAGTAGAGTTTGGACTTGTAAGTAAATTATCTAATATTTGAAAGTCACCACCGACCAAAGCACCAAGTTCATAAAGATTTTTTATGTCTAGTCGCAGTGTTTCTGCCAATGAAGAAACTGCTGTTGCCTCTGCCGATGGTAAATTAATAATTCCAGAAATTTGAGTTGATTTTTCTAAATTTTGCAACTTTCTTGTATATTCATTAAGATTAGCCAACATCTGAGTTAATTTTGGCCTGTTTTCTAGAATTTTTAATTTTTGTGCAGAAGGCTTTTCGCCTACCACAGTTTTGCCAGATTGTTGATCTGGGAAAGGATTAAAGAAACCTGTTAAATTCTGTGCAGGTCTTTGTATCTGCTTTACTGTTCCATCTGCCATATTAATTGTTTCATTTACTGGTTTTGATAAATAACCATGTGCCAATCTATATTTTTGTTTTTCTATATTTGTGGCTGTATTATTTTCCATTTTATCATTTAAAGTAAGTAATGTATTGAATGACTGATTAGTAATACCAGAGCCTTCAAATCCTCCTTGATTTCTACCATCAACAACTACTTTACCAGTTCTAGGATTTACCAACATACCGCCTTTTGGAACTGCTACAGGCTGATCCATCTTTTGTTGTGCTTGGTTCATAGCAATAAAGTTTTGCAATCCTGCATTAAAAGCATTACCTATGCCCTCACCAAAACTTACTGGTGTTTTTGAAAAACCACCTTGCCTTAGTAATTCTGCTGATGCACCTAATAAACCAAATGTGGCAGGGTCAATCATACCTGTTCCACCAGTATTTGCACCTAGCAAACTTGTATTATTGTCAGGTAATTGTAGTCTTGGTTTAGGCATCATGCCACTTGGATTGATTGTAATTCTTAATGGATTTGTAGATACTGGTTTATTTGCACCATATGTAACCCTTGGAGTAAAAGTCATACCCTCAGGTCGTGCCATACTAGCATCTCTTGCAAATAATAAATCTATTGGTCTAACCATATTACGAATACCCTAATAATCCACCCCCAATAGCACCTATCATGGGGTTAAATCCTGCCATTCCTGCTAATTGTGATCCACCTAATGCACCACCTAATGCAGACAATCCTCTGTTTCTAAATACTGGCTGTGCTGTATTTGAGCCTACAGTACCGCCACCAACTAATGATAAATAATTAGCTAGTCTTTGATCATCTATGTTTTGCTCAAAATTGAACCTGTCGATATCACTTTGAAGAGTAGCCATTGCATCAGCCTCTCTTGCTCCGCCAACCTTTGCCAATTGTTGTGCATCAAGGTTTTGTATGTTTGGAGCCATTCTAAGGGCATCCTGTTGTGCCTTATAAGCAATAGGTGCTAATCCTGATGCCAATGCTGATTGATTGGCTCCTGATCCAAGTCTGCCATATTTAGAAAATCTACTTTCAATTGTGTCTATTACTGGCTGAAATGCCATACTCATCAGTGGGTTTGTACCCATAAGATTTTGTTGCACTACACCCTGAGCCTGAGCAGTCAAACTGTTAGGATCTAATGCCCTGTCTCTTACCATATCAAGTGCCATTTCACTTTCTGGAGAAAACCCTACAGTAGTTGGAAATGGATAAAAATCTGGCTCACCTGTTTCATATCTCTGCTTTGCCTCACTCAAACCATATTCTAAAAATGGCTTTGCGTATGCAGGAGGCTCGACTTGAGTGTTAACAGTTTGTTGTCCACTTCTTCCGCCTTTGCTCATTTATATTTCCTTCACTAAAGTTATTGATGATGGTTTGTAGCTTTTCAAAACTTTTTCCCATCCTTTTCTGCCATTGATCTCAACACCTTTGCAGTCATATTGTTTTGACCAATTAACAATATCTGGCTCCGCTTTGAGCAATGTATTTAAATTGCCACCTGCAAGCCAAAACCTTAAAACCCTACGTTTAGGGTAATTCACTATTTCTGTAACTATTACACTGTCATGATATGGCCAGAACTGGGCATCCCCTGCCTGACACATTGCAAAAACATCTTCTGCGGAATGACTATTATGTGCATACTTTAATGCATCATTTATCCATTTTCTGCATCGTGTAAACTCATCCAAAAATGACGTAGTCAAAGGATCTTGTGGTAGTTGCACTAGCATGATTTAATGTTGCCTGCCCTTTTTGTCTGCCTGTCACATGAATTGTTACAGTTGATGCATCGCTTGTTGTTGGCATAAATAATATGACACTGTCACCGCCAATACGATCATCGCTTAATGTTGTTGTCGTTGCACTGTTTGCCAGTGTAATTGAACCAGTAGAATTGACTTTGCCATCCAGAATATTGTTTACAACATTTGCAACATTTCTTGGATTATCACCTAATGATGAAAGCCTTCTATAATTACTAACTCTTGTCATCGTCTACCCAGTGGCTGACCTTCAATATCAAACCCTTGTGCAAAATCCCAAAACCCAGATATGTTCATCCTGATCCTGTGAAACCTGCCCTGTGATCTATGTTGTACAAATCCTTCGTCAGTTAATGAATTGGCTGTTGAAAATGTTACAGCATCATCCTGCCTGTCTCTAGCACCAACTTGAACAGTAACTGAACCATTTCTAAAGTATGGCACTGATCTTGTTACAATTGAATGCCTGCCTTTGTTAAGGGCAAATTCTGATGTTTCAATTGTTGCACTCAGGGGTTGCCCTGTAAAAGATGTAATCTTTTTATCTACTGAACCACCAAACAAGAATGCCCCACCTTTATAAAGGTTTGAATCTAATGGTGCAGGCAATGAATCAAGATTGCTTGCTAAATTATCCAAGGCCTCTAACGTATATCCTGCTGTAAAAAATGGTGCAATCAAGTCAACACTGACACTCGCTATTGACCATCTTTTAATTGCATAATTGTAAATCAATAATTTATCTGGAGTTGATCCAGAAGTATTTCCATTTGACACATAAGACCAGACAACTATCTGGTTTGTTGGGTCTACAGCACTTGTCATTTTATCTGGAAATGCTGTGTTAAAATCCTCAAAGAAAAACTTGTTTACCTTTTCTGCACCTATTGGAATTGCTTGTTGGCCATCAAATGCATAAAAACCATCTTCATTTAGAAAAAATATAGTATTTCCTATATTTGCTACCGAACCAGAAAACGTACAACCTCTGGCTGTCTCAACCTTATCAATCTGGTAAATCAAAGGTGTACCTACATAGGATGCCCTTACTATGGCCTTTTCCATGAGTATTGTTGCGTACTCACCCCCTATTAGGCCTGTAATTGCCCCAGCATCCGCAATATCTTGAAAGTCGGATTGATCAGTGCCTACAGTCCATTGTGTTGCATTGTTTATACCAGACCATCTTACCCTAAATGGTATCCGACCTGCACCCTCATCTATATTGGCAGTCCAGACCTGATCCCTAACTACTGCAATAAAGTCAGCTTTTGGAGGTGTGCCACCTAGATCACCAAATGCACTATCTGTTCCAAGTGTAAATTCCTGTAAGGTTTCACCAATACCGCCTGCTACAATAATACTTGTACCAAATTGTACAAATCTCCATCTTTCACTATCAGTTAGTGAATATCCGCCACCTTTACTTATATCATCAAGATTAGATGTACCTGCATTGAACTCATAGAGTTTGCCTGCATCACCTGCAAATAATTTAACATTTCCAGAATTATCTTTTGCAGAAAATATATTTTTTAATTCATTTGTAGCCTGATTGCTTACATTACCTAAACTGTTCAGTGACCTGTAACCCTCAAATGCAGGTATTACATTCTCGGCAACAGTTACACCTTTATTTTCTAAATCTGGCTGATCTGGGAGCCATTCTCCAAACTTTATCATTGTACTCTAAAACTCTCCTGACCAGTTGATTGAACTGTCCAAATTTCTGTACCATCCGCTACCTCAGACCAAGTTTCTGATCCCTGAGCAATGATTGTCCAATCTTCACCTAATACCTTTGCATCTACTGTGCCTGTCACTTCTGCACTTCCTGTAGCTGTTACATTAGTTGTAAAGTTTGCATTTGCTACAACACTTGCCTCGGTTGATGCAGTTGCGGTTGCCAATACAACTACGTTTGCTGTTGCACTTACTGTCGCACTAACAGAGGCACTTGCAGTAACCTGCTGTACCCTGATTGCACTTGCTGTTGCTGTTGCAGTAACAGAACCATTTGCATCGACTGTCACTTCAAATGTAGCTGTGGCAGTGACTGTACCTATTGTTGCAACAGTAAAACCAAATGTTCTTATTCTGGTTGGTGTTGCTGATACAGTAGAACTTGCTGTTCCTGTAGCTGTATTAGTTCTAATTCTTGTACCGCTTGCAGTAGCTGTGGCACTTGTTGAAACTGTTGCATCTACTTCAATAGCAAATTGTATTTCTGCACTAGCTGTTGCTACAGTTGATGCCGAGGCTGTACCCTGCCTTACCTGTAAAGTTGAAAGACTGTCAATGTTGCCAAATGTAGCAATGAAGTCAATTGTACCCCAACTATCAAGTTGTTCTAATGTTGGGTTATTAAATTCAACTTTCTGTAAGTCTGCATCAATATCTAAACTACCTGATATTTCATCAAGATTAGATGTAATTTGATCTAAATGCGGTGTTCCTAATGGCATTTAAATCTCACTAGTTTGCGGTGATAGTTAAAGAACCACTTGCTACTTTTAAAATATCACCTGATGCAATTGTTTTGGATGCTGTAAACGATCCATGAAATAATAGATTACCACTGGATGATGCATCAAAAATGCCCCAGTGAGATACGTCTCCCCATGAACCAGTTGCAGGATCAAACTCTACTGCACTGTTACTTGCTATAGAACCACTTGATGCAGATGCAAATGTAATTGCTTTCCTGCTGTAATTGTTTCCTGTTAATTCTGAACCACTGGCATCGTCACCTATACTTCCTGTGGCCAATCCTAAATAAACTGCGGATGGTGCAGATGTAGAG